AGAATGCCGGGCGGTTGAAAGCGGATGGCATCACCGCCGAGATGCTGGCGAACTTCGCGCTCGCCCTGAAGTCTGCCGAACAGGCCAAGAAGGTGACGGCGGACACGCGCAAGGTGATCGAGGCCAATTTCAGGAAGCAGGCGGGCGAAGCCATCGAGAAGGCGGCTGGCGTCAAGGGGCTGACGGCCGAGGCGAAGGAGGAGTTCAAGCGGTTCCTCTTCGGTGTCGTCGATGGAAAATAGGCTCGCCGATATCGACCCCGCCGACCGGCTCTCGCGCGACGAATGGGCGGCGCTTCGGGCGAAGCTCGGGCGCGCGACCTCGCCCGACTGGAAGGAGACGACGGTTCTCCTTCGCTATCAGTCCGCAATCGCGCAGGGGCTGGAACTGCACGACGTCCTCTTCGTCGAGAAATCCCGCCGCACCGGCGCGACCTGGGGCGCCGCCGGCGCCGCTGTCGGGATTTCCGCTTCGCCGCGTGGTGACGGCGGCATGGATACCCTCTACGTCGGCACCTCGTTCGATAT